ATCCAGCAGTGGATGCACCCCGTCTACCAGCCGATGGTGACCCGTCCGAACCCGTGGACGGCCATCGACACTGGTGCCTACAACGACCTGCGCGTGGCCAAGACGGTCCCGCTGATGGCTACGCCGAACAAGAAGGTGCGCAAGCTGGTCGACGAGGCCGCGCAGTCTGGTGCCCCGTTCGTCCGTGCCCTGAACGCTGTCCAGGACGTGCCCCTGATGCTGAACGCCAAGGTCCTCGAGGTCCTCGAGCACTGCTTCTCGGCAGGCATCGCCGTCGGCAAGGTCCCGGGGAAGCCCGTGGTCATCGCCAAGGAAGAAGAGCCGAAGAAGGCCATGCAGATGCGCAAGGACAACGCTGCGGTGCGTGCGAAGCGCAACGCGATCCGTGCAGCCATCGCTGAGGCCAAGAACTACGTGCAGTCGCCCTTCTTCCAGCCGCACACGCTGGACTGGCGTGGCCGTGTCTACGCGAAGCCCGGGTTCAATCACCAACGCGCTGACTTCTGCAAGGGCCTGTACGAGCTTGCGAACGGCGAGGTGCTGAACGAGGACGGCGTCTACTGGCTCAAGTGGCATGTGGCCACCACGGGCGCATTCAAGGTGGATGGCGTGGCGGTCGACAAGATGGCTCACGACGCCCGCGTGCAGTGGACCGATGCGAACCTGGCGACCGTCCGTGCCATCGCTGAGGATCCCCTGGCGTCCCTGGAACTCTGGCGCGGTGCCGACAGCCCGTTCTGCTTTTTGGCCGCGTGCCTGGCGCTCGACGGCTACCTGAAGGACCCGCAAGGCTACGTCTGCCACATCCCGGTCGCTGTCGACGGTTCGTGCTCGGGCCTCCAACACTTCTCTGCGCTGCTGCGTGATCCGGAAGGCGGTTCGTACGTGAACCTGCTGCCCTCGGAACTCCCGCAGGACGTCTACCGCAAGGTTGCGTCCATCGTGCTCCCGCTGGTCGAAGCTGACCTCCAGGATCCCGAGAAGGCCCCGATGGCCGAGAAGTGGCTGAAGTACGGCATCGACCGCAAGGTGGCCAAGCGTGCCACTATGACTTTTGTATATGGGAGCCGTCAGAAGGGATTCGCGGACCAGCTGGTCGAGGACATCATCGACGTGGAAGGCAAGGGTCGCGAGACCTTCGGCACCGAGTGGGCAGAGCAAGTCCCGGCTGCGCACTACATGGCCGCTCACATCATGAAGGCCGTGACCGAGACCGTGAAGGCCGCTGCTGCCGCGATGGAGTGGCTGCAGAAGGTCGCAGGCATCCTGGCCCGCCACAACATCCCGGTGCGGTGGGTCACGCCCCTCGGTCTCCCGGTGGAGAACGCGTACTTCAAGCCGAACACGAAGCGCGTCCAGACGACCCTGTGGAACAGAGCGCTGTCCGTTCCGACCACGTACACCCCGCAGGTCACCGTGGGCTACACGAAGGAACTGCTAGAGCACAAGCAGCGCAATTCCATCGCGCCGAACTTCGTCCACTCGCTGGACTCGGCTCACCTGATGGCCGTGGTGCTCAAGTCGGTCGACAATGGCATCAACGACTTCCTGTTGATCCACGACTCGTTCGCTGCCCTGCCGAATCAGATGCCGAAGTTCAACGCGCTGATCCGCGAGGCGTTCGTCGAACTCTATGAGAACAACGAGCCGCTCGAGGGCGTGCTGACGAATGCGGTCGACGACATGATGGAACTGGTCTCGACTTGCGAGGACGCCGCTGTGATGACGAAGCTGCAGAAGAGCATGAAGGACCTGGGCAAGCTCGGCATCCCCACCAAGGGCACCCTGGACCTGGAGGACATCAAGCGGTCGCTCTACGCTTTCGCCTGACGCTGTACAACACCATGTAATACGAGGCCCTACGGGGCCTATTTGCATTTAGTCGACGCTTTAAGAAGAAAGGCCCTGCCGTTTTTGGCGGGGCTGAAAAGCTGTACAACACAACACGATCCGATTTAATCGACACTTTAAGAAGAAAGGCCCCGGCGTTTTGCCCCGGGTTGTTTTTCTTGTACAACACGATCTTGTACAACTCAATCCGGACTACACAATGGACGCAGAACTGAACTTCGATTTTGGCACGGATGACCCGATGCCCCTGGACGTTGCTGCGGGCTTCATGGCCCTCGGCTACGACCTCAACTCCCTCGAGGGCCGCAACGCCTTCATCCCGCAAGACCCCTACTTCAACGACTGACCACACCTCATGAAAAACTTCACGACGCCGAAGGGCGCTGCAGGCTATTCCAACCTCGTCACGCCGGACACCAAGTTCGACGCCGAGGGCAAGTACAAGACGAGCATCACCATCCCGGCAGCGCAAGCCGAGTCCCTCATGGACCTGGCGCGTGAAGAAGCCAACGAACTGGCGGTGCTCGACAAGAAGACCAAGAAGGTCGTGATGCCGGAAGGTATCAAGATGCCGTTCGTCGAGAACGATGACGACACGGTCACGTTCACGTTCAAGAGCAAGAAGAAGCCGAAGCTCTTCGATGCGAAAGGGAATCCGATCCGCAACACGGAAGGCCTGCAGCGCATCGCTGGCTCGACCATCAAGGTCAAGGGTGCCTTCTCGAGCTACGAGGGCTTCGGTGGTGGCGTTACGGCCTACCTGAACGACGTCCAGATCATCAAGCTCGTCGAGGGCGGTGGTGGTGGCTTCGGTGACGAGTCGGAAGGCGACGATGACGGCTACGTGGCCGACAATTCGGAACCGGCGAACTTCAACGACAGCGACTCGAGCGACGAATCCGGCGAGCAGTCGGAAGGCCCGGTCGACTTCTGATGAAGATCCGTGCCCGAGCCGCAAAGGCCAACTGGTTCTCCAAGAAGAATCAGGTGGTCAAGGTGAAGGCGAAGCTGCGCAGTGGTCTGGAAGACAAGATCGCCGCGCAGTTGGACGAAGCCGGGGTCGAGTACACCTATGAGTCCCTCAAGGTCCCCTACTCGATCCCGCACAACTACAACCCCGACTTCATCCTGGCGAACGGGATCATCGTCGAGGGCAAGGGCCTCTTCGACTCGGCGGATCGCACCAAGCATCTGGCCGTGAAGAAGCAGCACCCGCATCTCGATGTCCGCTTCGTGTTCACCCGCAGTGCCTCCCCGCTGTACAAGGGATCCAAGTCGACTTACGCCACCTGGTGCGAGAAGAACGGATTCAAGTACGCCGACAAAACAATCCCCCCCGAATGGTTAGCAGAACCAAAGAGAGAGAGTAAATGAACCGCTTGAACCCCGACGATTTCGAAGAACTGCTCGGCTTGGAGACAACAGAACTTAGTGCATTCGCCGATGTAGGCATACCGGAAGACCGCCTTGCGGCTAAGGTAAGCATCGACGGTTTCTGGTTTGGCCGCGCTGACATCGACGAACTCATCACGTTCCTCACGAACGTCAAGGAGCAGTTGAAGTGACCCAAACCCAACGACTCCTGAAGCACCTCCGCACCGCTGGCTCGATCACGCAGCGCGAGGCAATCATGGACCACAGCATTCAGTCCCTCACCCGCCGCGTCACGGAACTGCGCGACCACGGCTACAACATCCACTCGAGCCTGCGCAAGCACCCGGTGACCGGCCAGCGTTACTGCCGGTACATCCTCGGGACCCCGGAGAAGCTCTGATGAAAGTCAAACACACCAAGAACGGCAACGTGAAAGCCACGATGCCCCTGGACACCGCGGTCGTCCTGCGGGGGATCCTGCTCGACACGTACAAGCCGGAAGTGCGCACCGCACTCAACCTGTCGGTCTTCGAAGCTCAGGTTCTCTGGGAACTCGAGGACGAACTCGAAGAAGCCGACATCCAGACACCCTGGTAAGCCCTGACGAACACACCCACACAAGCGAGAGAGAACCATGCAATACAACCGCACCTTCATCCTGGCCGTGGCCGCTGTTGCTTCCTCCCGGGGAGACACAGAGGCAGAGGCAGTCTTCAACAAGCTGTTCGACATCAACGAGGCCCCGGTGGCCCCTGAGGTCGACGTGAAGACCCCTTCCGAACTGATGAGCGAACTCCGCGATAAGGTCGGCGGGTGGGTGTACCACTCGGACATTCGCGAGACCAACCTAGCGGTCGGAGTCCCTGGTTGCCTCGGGACCAACGCGGTGGCGTGGATCAAGAATTTCCGCGAGCGTACCAGCTTCGGTCTGAAGCAGTCCAAGGACACCTACGACTTCGTGCGTGACAACCCGACGGTCCTAGACTGATGCACTGGATCCTCACCATCTTCCTGATGTCGGCGCAACACCCTGTCGTCGACCACCAGGAGTACTACACCCTGCACAACTGCCAACAGGCGGCTGCGCTCATGAAGCAGCAGGCCCAAGAAGGCCTTGGAGGCTACGGCGCACACGTCCGCTTCACCTGCACCCAGAAGGACGACAACCCCCTCCCATGACCATCAACCAGAAGTTCGTGCAGTACCTGCTGTCCTCCTACCTGTACTACGTGGAAGGCCGGAGCGTGCTCACGGACTCTGAGTTCGATGCGCTCTGCAAGGAACTGCTCGACCGGTGGGACGAAGTTGACCACCGCCACAAACACCTGACGTCTCGGGAGGACCTCGAGGCAGGCACAGGGTACGCCATCCAGTACCCCTCCATCGTTATCGGCGCAGCGCGGCACTGGTGGTATGCCAAGAACCCGCAGGCGCTGCAGACCCGCAAAAAGAAGACCCGATGAACCACGAAGAATCCACACTGATCCGCAAGGGGCCGTGCGACGAGTGCGGCTCGAGCGATGCAAATGCTCTGTACTCCGATGGACACACCCACTGCTTTTCGTGTGGGCACTACGAGCGCGGGGACGGCGAAACAATCAACTTAGGACGGAAGAAAGTGTCAGAGAATCTCAACGAATACCGCGAGGCGGAAGTCACCGGTCTGTCGGCAAGGCAGATCAGCGAAGAGACGTGCCGCCTGTTCGGTGTACGTGTGGGCAAGCTCAACAGTGGCGCTACCGTCCACATGTACCCGTACTACAAGGACGGGCAAGTCGTGGCCTTCAAGGCACGCGGCAAGGACAAGGACTTCAAGTTCGTGGGGGACACTAAGCACCCCCCGATGTTTGGCCAGAATCTCTGGTCCAAGGGCAAGAAGCTGGTCTGCTGTGAAGGCGAGATCGACGCAATGTCCGTCTCGCAGGTACAAGGCAACAAGTGGCCGGTCGTTAGCGTTCCTAACGGTGCCAGTGGGGCCAAGCGGGACATCGCACGTCAGATGGACTTCTTCCAGCAGTTCGAAGAGATCATCCTGATGTTCGACATGGACGAACCGGGCCAGAAGGCAGCGAAGGAAGTTGCCGAGATGTTCGGACCAGGTGTGGCCAAGATCGCCACCCTGCCGATGAAGGACCCGAACGACTGCCTGAAGGCAGGACGGGCGCAGGACATCATCCAGGCGATCTGGAATGCGAAGCCCTGCAGGCCCGACGGTATCAAGTCGATCAGCGAAGTGGCTGCGGATGCGGCTGAGGACATCCCCGATGGTGCCCCGTGGTGGGACGACCGGCTCACGAAGCTGACCTATGGTCGCCGCGAGGGCGAGTGCTATGCGTTCGGCGCAGGCACGGGGATCGGCAAGACGGACTGGTTCACCCAGGGGATCGCATTCGACCTCCTGAAGCTGAAGCTGAACGTCGGCGTGATCTACCTCGAGCAGCCCATTAAAGAGACCGCCAGGCGGATCGCAGGCAAGGCAGTGGGTAAGGTGCTCCACGTACCCCGCAAGGCCACTGTGGAGGAACGTAGGGCCGCTCTCGAGGTTATCTCGGAGGGTGACCGCCTGCACCTCTATGACTCGTTCGGCGCTGCCGACTGGGAAGTGGTCAAGGCGAAGATCCGCTACATGGTCCACGGCCTCGGCTGCAAGTCGATCTACCTGGATCACCTGACGGCCCTCGCGGCCAACGTAGAGGACGAGCGGCGCGGCCTGGACCAGATCATGGCCGAGCTTGCGGCACTCGCACTCGAGCTGAAGATTTACCTCCACTTCATCTCCCACTTGACGCGGCCCAAGGACGGCCCGCCGCATGAGGAGGGTGGTCGTGTGAAGCAGACGCAGTTCCGTGGCTCCAACGCCATCGGGATGTGGTCGCACTTCATGTTCGGCCTGGAGCGCAACACGCAAGGCGAGGACGAGGAGAGCCGCATCACCACGTTCCGCGTCATCAAGGATCGCAACACCGGCCAGGCAACGGGTAAGACCCTGCCCCTGGGATACGACACCGCGACAGGTCTCCTCTTCGATACGGAGGCCTTCGCCCCCGAACAATCGACAGAGGAAGCATATGGTTTCTGAACTGAAAGCACTCACGCTGTACAAGGACACCGACCTCGAGATCTCGAAGGAAGCTGCCTGGCCCGAGTTCCTGTACCTGACCCAGGACGGGTTCGAACACACGGACGTGGTCGAGTTGACCCCGGCGCAGCAACGGACCCTGTACGGGATCCTCAAGAACCGTTTCGAGGCCTGACATGAAACCCCTGATCGCAGCCCTGCTGCTCGGCGTGGCCCTCACCGGCTGCAGCCACCGGGACGGGCGGACCACGATGATGGACCCCGACACCGTGCGCAATGATGGACAGCATGTGGCCTATGGCACCACGGACGTTCGGCTGTTCGACATGGTGTCACCCGAGGGCCGCAAATGCACCGTGGCTGTATCCGATAACAACCGAGGCGGTGTCGCAATGCACTGCTGGAACTGAGGAGATCGACATGAGCCGCTGGCAAGCAGCGTTCGACAAGTTCGACGCACACAACCCCGAGGTCTACGGCCTCTTCTGCAAGTTCACGCGAGAAGTCCTCGACGCCGGGTATCCGGTAGTCCCTGCCGCGATGCTCCTTCACCGCATACGGTGGGAAAGCATGCTCGCGACGAAGACCGAGGACGATGAGCCGTACAAGCTGAACCAGAACTACGCGGCTTACTACGCTCGCAAGTTCATGGGCGAGCACCCGCACATGGGCGAGATCTT